GTTCCAGATCGCCTTCATCCCGTTCAGGAACCCGCCGATGACAGCCTGGCCGGCCGCGATGAGCCAGGATCCGGCTCCGCTGAAAGCGCCCCTGACCCGGCCCGGCAGCGACCCGACCCATGACATGACGCTGTTGACGCCATCCCGGGCCCGGCCGACCGTGTTGTTCCAGGCGCTATTCCAGATGCCGGAAATGGTGGAGCGGATATTCGAGAACCAGGCAGACGCCCCGGCCCGCAGGTTCGAGAACCAGCCTGTGACGTCGTGGACCCCGCGCTCAACCCGGCCGATGGTGTTATTCCAGATCACGTCCAAGATATGGGCGATATCGTGGCGCACCCCGTCGTAGATAACGGCGATACTGTGCCGGATGCTGTTGAACTGGGTCGCGACGTTATGGCCAATGCGGATGACCGAGCCGATCGTGTTGGAGAAAATCAGGTCCCAGATGTGGGCAATGTCGTGGCGCACCCCGTCGAAGATCACCGCGGTCTGATGCCGCACGCTGTTGAACTGCGTCTCGACATTGTGGCCCAGCCGGATCACCATGCCGATGCTGTTCTGGAAGATCATGTCCCAGATGTGCGCGATCTCGTGGCGTACCCCGTCGAAAATCACCGCGGTCCGGTGCATGGCCGGGCCGAAATGCTGCTCGATGTAGACCGCGACCTTGGTCAGCCAGGCGATCGCGGTCAGCGCCGCCCCCGCCGCGGCGACCAGGAACTTAACGAAGTCGGCGAACGCCCGCGGGTTGGCGGCTACCGCGTCGGCGATCTTCTTGACCCCGGCCGCGATGTTCGTGATCATGCCGGGCAGCTGCGGGGTCAGTGCCTTGAGGATGTCCCCGAACGCGCCGGCGACGGCCTGGATTGCCTGCTTCACCGCGGGCTGCCCGAACGCCTTGATCAGCGCGTCGGCGAACGCCTGGAACGGCACGGCGATCGACTTGACCGCGCCGGCCAGGACCGGGGTCAGCCCGGCCAGCACCTTGCTGGCGGTGCCCGCGATGCTCTCCAGCACCGGGATGAACGACTTCCCGATGGTGCCCAGGTCCTTGGTCGCGCTGTCTTTCAGGTCGCTGAACGACTTCTGCACCTTCTTGGACTGCAGCGCGCCGGCAATGCCCAGCCCGGCCAGCGCGCCGCCGAGGGCGAGGGTGATCCCGCTAGCCGCAGCCTGTGCGATGAACGGCAGCGCCGCGATGGCCACAGCGGCACCGCCCGCCAGCGCATAGGGGTTGGACAGCAGCGGAGCCGCGCCAGCTGCCGCCTGCCCGGCCCCGCTGACGCCGGCGCTTGCGCCCGCCCCGCCCGCACCGCCCGCACCGCCGCCGACCCCGGGGATCAGGCCGGCGACCCGGGACAGCAGGCTCGGCTTCTTGGCGTCCAGCTTGTCCAGCGCAACGCCGATCTCGGTGATCTGCGCCAGGGCCCGCAGCCGGCCGCCGAGGGTGATCTGCGGCTCGACGACCTTGCGGCCGAGGTCGTCCAGCTTCGCGGTCATGTTCAGCAGCGTGACCCGGGCCTTGGTGTCGTTCATCGACAGCGGGACGGACGCGGCCTTGCGGGCCATCTCGGCGATCTTGCCGGACAGGGCATCGACGTCGATGCCGGCCTTGCGGATGTCGATGCCGACCGGCACGTTCCCGGCCTTGCGGTTCAGCTCAGCGGCGAACCTGGTCCCGGCCTCGGCACCGCCCTGGGCGAAGGTCTCCTCAATCTTGCCGGCCGTGACCTTGCTGCCCCGCTCGGCGGCGTCGTACCCGGCCTTGGTCTCGTCCCTGGACCGGACGGTGACCTCGACGATGTTCGGCATTTAGTACTGCTCACCTCCGCTCTGCTCATCGCGCCTGGTGCCCAGCTCCTCGATCCGCAGCAGCCGGATGATCTCCGTGTCCTCGGCCCGCACCTGGCTCGGCAGCTTGTGGAACTCCCGGCAGATGCGCAGGATCAGCTTGGCTTCGGTGAGTTCGGCAGGCTCTGTGACAAGCTCGCCAGTCCCAACCTCAACTCCTCCGGGGGCATCCCGCCATTGGGTGAGCCGCCGCTCAAAGGGGGCGGCACAGACGCGATCGCGTCCATCCAGCCCATCAAGATCGCCATCGTGAAGTCGATGTCCTGGGCCCGGATCACCTCCGCCGTGGGCTTGAGCGGCTCGCCCGCCTCGTCCTCCAGGTTCCACTCGACGATCGAGGCGGCCAGCAGGTCGAAGACCTGGCCCAGATCCGAGTTCCGGCCGCCGGTCATGTCGCCCGCCAGCTGGGTCAGCATGACGAACTCATCGACGCTGACCGACTTGGCCAGGCAGACGAAGCCCTCCATGTCCGGGTCCTCGAACTTCAGCCGGTACTGCTTGGGCTTGCGCTGGTATCCCATGTAAACCTCCCTGGCCAGCCACAGCGCGGCTGGCAGCCATTGAGCCCAGTGCAGCCACGTCAGGCCCACGTGGGCACGGTGCCGTCGGCGAGCGACCCGGCCGCCGACCAGTTCAGGTCACCGCCCTGGGCCCGGACCACCGTGTAATCGGTGTAGAGCACCTCGTTGTTCAAGGTGGCACCGTTGACGGTCATCGCGGTCGAGCGAAGCACCGCGGTCGAGGTCACCGTCTTCAGCACCTGGTGCACCCCGGTCGGGTTGTACTGGCCGTTCAGCGTGACCGTGAAATCAGCCAGCAGCAGGATCCGCTCGATCGCCTGCACGTCCAGCCCGGTCACGTCGCTGGCTGCCCGGGGCGTGGCGAACTGCAGGTTGGTGCAGTCGTTGCGGACGTCGGTCAGGACCCCGCCGACGGTATCGACGCTCATCGTGGTCCAGGCGAGGCCGCCAGATTTGGCCATATCGTCCCTCCTTCCTCAGGCGGGAGCTAAGCCCAGGTCGGAACGACGCCGTTGGCCAGCACGCCCGGCGAGGACCAGTTCAGGTCGCCGCCCGCGTCCCGGGTAATGGCGTAGTCGGTGTAGAGCACCTCGTTGGGCAGGGTGACGCCCGCCACGCCGAGCGTCGTGGTCCGCGCCACCGACGTGGACGGCACGGTCCTCAGCACCAGGTGGATGCCGGTGGAGTTCCACTGACCGTTGAGCGTGATGCTGAAGTCGGCGAGTAGCAGCAGTCTCTCGATCGCGCTCTTGTCGATTCCTGTCACATCAGTAACAGCGCGCGGAGTCGCGAACTGCAGGTTGGTGACGTCGTTCCGGACGTCGGTGACGGTAGTGCCGTCGGACAGGTCCACGTTGAGGGTGGTCCAGCCCACGCCGCTTGTTTTCGCCATGACTCACATCCCTTCTAACCGCGGTCCAGCGCGGTCTTGAGCCCGTCCTGATGACAGGCGAAATCGTCGACCCACTGGTCAGGCCGCAGCTCGATGGCAGGCGTGCCGCGCGGGTTGCCCCGCCAGTCGCCCCCGGTGATCAGGAAGTGCTCGGGGCGCTCGATCCGCGTCTTGTGCGGCTCGAAGCACCGGGTGCCGGGCGGGTAGGTGAACACCGTCATGCCCAGCTCGTCGCGGCTCTCAGAGTGAGACCGGCTGGCGTCGTGCCGGGCGTAGTCGCCCTGGAACTGCCCCAGCGCGCTGGTCTCGTCGATGACCAGCGCGAAGCCCTGCCGGTACTTCTCGCAGCCGACTTCCTCGCAGGCGGCGTCCCGCCAGTGGGTGCTGACCGGCGCGGCGATCTGGTAGGACTTGTAGCTTCCCGGGCCCATGGCCGGCTGGATCCGGTTCAGCAGCTGAGCACCGCGGGGATCCACTAGAAGCTCACCGCCACCGGGTTACGCACGAAGACCACGGCAAACCGGGCGTTGGTGAAAGTCCCCGTGCTGGCCACCCGGGTCCAGCGGCGGATCAGCGCGCCGGAAGCGGTCGCCACCCGGACGGCGTACGGGCACATGGCCGGGGTGACCGCCGTGGTGGTCAGGCCGGTGACGTCGGTGTAGGAGGCCGGCACGTCAGTGGTGAAGTCCTGCAGCTTGATGGTGACCGAGGTGCCGCTGACCGAGAGGACGTGCACGTACATCTGCGCGCCGAAGCTCAGCCCGGCTGCGCCGCTATCCATCCCGGCGCTGTTGACCGGGGCTGCGTCGAGCTGGATGCCCGCGGTGTGCTGGGTGCCCCACTCCAGGCCGGTGCCGTTGGCCTGCAGCGAGCAGGCGAGCGACACCGACCCGTCGGTACCCCGGGTGCCGTCCCAGTTCAGCTGCTTGGCCGTGCAGGCCGCGGCCTCGCCGCCGACCGCGGTGCCGCGGAAGTAGGACCCGATCACGTCCGAGGACGGCAGCAGGTACATCCCGGCCGGCACGCCGGGGCTGTACGGGTTGAACCAGGAGGCGAAGTCGAACCCGCCGTCGCGGTTGCCGCCGATCCGCTCGAAGCCGCCGGCCCGCAGGCCGGTCACGTCGAGCGCAGCCGGGCCGCCGCCGATCTTGGACAGCGCGCCGACGTCCCCGCTCAGGTCCAGGCCCTGGACGTAGAAATTGTCCCCCAGGCCACCGGTCTTGGCCATCAGTCACTCACCTCTTGGCTCCACATGTCGTTCACCACGATGGGAATCGTCACCGTCATGACGCGGTTTATCGTGCGGTCGATCGTGACGTAGCCCGCCTGGGCGGCCAGCGGCGTGCCCTCGGCACCGAGCAGGTCGACGTTCCGGGTGCCGCCCGCGCCGCCCAGGTCGAAGTCGGCGGAGTAGGCACCGATCAGCCAGGACACGGCGGACAGGACGTTCGGGTCGATCGCGTCGAACGGCTGGCTGATGAAATTGGTGTAGACGCGCTGCATCAGCACCAGCAGGCCCGAGGTGCTGGCCAGGCCCGAGGACCGCACCGGGGCGATCCGGTCCACCCAGACCGCGCAGGTGACGCCGTTGCCGGGTGCCGACTTCGGCTCGTG